TTTCCGAAATGGACGAAATGTTCGGTGGCCTAGAAAAGACCATCGATCAGTTTATGAACAAGCTCGATCAGTTGATTGCTAAGTATGGAGAGCTTGAGGCAGCACAACAATTCGAAATAAAGACTATGCCAGAGCCAGTTGGAGGAGGCGGACCTTCCATCTCGTTCCAGCCAGTCCCGACCACAACAACAACCACAACAACAGGGCCGACGATAAATGTGAATGTCAAGACAGACACAACTCAATCACCTGCAATGGTTGGTTCGACAATCGCTAAAACTATTGGTAAATACACTGGCTCAGGTGGCGGTATCAAGGGCATCAAGGTAGTGGCCGTCTAATGGCAGTCCCTACACCGCTAGTCGAAATTGGGTTCGACCTAACCGAGACGGGCACTGGTCCGTTCTTTCGGCTAGACGATCCCGTGCGTGGCGTTCTCGATAACGAGGATTGGTTGCTGGGTGGCACGCTGTTCTACGATGTCACAAACTATGTTCGTTCAATTGCAATAAAGCGAGGAAAGAACCAAGCCCTCGACACTTACGAAGCGGGACTGGTGAATGTCGTATTCAACAACAACGACAGAACTTTTGACCCTGAGTATGAAGCCTCACTCTATTACACGCAGATTATCCCGAAGCGACAGATACGCATTTCGTCTGGTGGGGTCTTACAGTTCTACGGCCTTATCGACGACTGGAATCTAAGCTACGAACCAGATGGTGATTCACTCGCCTCAGCAGCCTGCTCTGACGCTCTTAGCTTCTTTGCAAACCAGACAATTGCAGAACGCACCAATTCCGTCCAGCAATCAGGCGACAGGCTCAACACAATCCTGAGCTTGCCAGAAATCGACTGGCCTCTTGGTGACCGTGACATCGAGACGGGTGCTATGGAGCTCGGTGCAGACACGATTGCCGATAGCACTAACGCACTTGACTACATTCGTCTAATTACCCGTAGCGAGCCAGGTTCGTTCTTTATTTCTAAGTCGGGCAGTGTCGTCTACCGAGACAGAAGGACGGGACCCTCGTCGGGCGGAACCATTCTTGCTAACGATGGTTCGGGCATCCCGTTCAATAACCTGCAAGTCGAGTATGGGTCAGAGCTCCTCTACAACGAAATAGTCGCAGAGTCCTCGCTGTTGGAAACTGCGTTTCAAGCTAATGCCGTCGACTCAATCCGTGAGTATGGAATCTTCAATCTCACACGCACGGGGCTCTTGATAAACAGCGACGCTGACCTTGAGGCTTACGCAACCTTCTTAGCTCAGAGGTTCAAAGACCCTGAGTATAGGTTCAAGTCTTTGCAGATAGTTGTCGATCAGCGAACACCCGCACAACAGGCTGACTTGCTTGCACTAGAAATCGGCGATGTCGTAGAAATCAAATTCAGCCCAAACAACATTGCTCCCTCGATTGACAAGTATGCCGAGATAATTTCCATCGACAATGCGATTGACTCGCAGAACCATGTAATGACACTAGGGTTCGCAACACTCGACTTTGCACTGCTCGTTCTTGACGATGCGGTGTTTGGTAAGCTAGACAGTGGAAACGCTCTGGCGTTCTAAGGAGAATAATGTCAGGTTTAGGTAGGAAAGTCTGGTCGGCAGGCGATGTCCTCGCAGCAGCTGATGTAAACGGCTACCTTATGGATCAGGCTGTAATGGTTTTCGCCGACGCAGCAGCAAGAACTTCCGCAATCGGAACCCCGACTCAGGGTATGGTTTCCTATCTTCAGGACACCTCAAGCCTCGAAGTTTACGGAACAGCTTGGGCGGGAGTATCAAACCCAGGTGACATCACCGCAGTAACCGCAGGCTACGGACTAGCAGGCGGAGGTTCATCAGGTGATGTAACCCTCACCGCAGGCACGACAGTCACCTCCTCAACCGCTACGGCTTACACACTCGGAACCGCAGACGCAGGGACTTATCTCCGCTTTACAAACGCAGGAACAGTAACAGTCGGAACGGCTACCGACTTCGGTATCGGGCAACAGGTTCAGATCTTCGCAGACGGAACAGCCCTCACGATCACAACAGACGGGGCAACAATCGGTGGGGCAGGAACTGCAGGAACAGCACTCAGCTTCACAGTCGGCAACCAGTATGAGGCGGTATCGGTATTCTGCGTGGACACCGACACCTACCGCATTATCGGAAACATTACGGCGGTCTAAATGAGCCTGATACTTCTAGGAATTCTCAATAGCCAAGCAGCAGCAGCAGGCGGTGCAGCAGCGTATGACCTGCTAGAAACGCAAGTGCTAACTTCTTCTGCTTCGAGCGTTACCTTTACAGGGCTAGGGTCTTACACAGACTATAAGCACTTGCAGATTAGGGCGGTTTGGGCGCCAACAGGCAGCTCTAATGTTGGTATGAGAATACGACTAAATGGAGATACTGGAAGCAATTATTTTCACCATCAACTATGGGGACAATCGAGCAGCGTAAGCTCGCAGGGTTTTAGCAATAGAAGTTATTGGCAAATTAGTGAAGGCGTACAAGGCGTAGGTTGGGATAGTAATGTATTTTCGCCCACAGTCATTGACCTTTTAGACTTCAGCAGCACCTCGAAAAACACTACTGGTAAATTTTTTCTCGGTGGGCTAAATAATGTTATTGGGTCACCACACATAACTCTTAGCTCAGGTGGTTGGAACAACACTAATGCTTTGACCAGTATTGAGATTTTTTGCAATGGAACACTTGCTGCGAAATCACGCTTCAGCCTGATGGGGGTCAAATAATGGCTACACCTACTTACACCTTGATAGATTCAACAGTGCTAGGCAGTTCTGCAAGCTCAGTGACTTTTAGCTCAATCAGTCAGGATTACAGGGATTTGGTGCTGGTTGTTGAATTAGTATCAACAAATACATCCTTTGCTGCTTTGAGATTCAATAGTGATAGCGGTTCAAATTATTCAAATGTCTGGATGCAGGGTGATGGCTCAACAGCATCGAGCTCTTCACAAACAACTACCTACATAAGAGGCTTTTCTAGCGCCGCTAGAACAAATCCTATAATGGCAACCTTTCAAATTATGGATTACAGTGCAACAGATAAGCATAAATCAACCCTCACAAGAAGCTTAGACCCAGGATTATCAACGCCAGTAGACAAAACAGTTGCCTATGCTGGCAGATGGGCAAGCACATCAGCTATAACACAAATAGATGTAGTTGCCATTAGTAATTCCTATGATGTTGGCTCAACCTTCTACCTATACGGAATCGAGGCATAAATGGGTATGCAACTAATCGAGACAATCGAGGTCGGTTCAGGTGGGGCAGCCTCAATAGAGTTCACCTCAATTCCGCAGGATGGGGTTGATTTAGTCGTAAAGTTTTCGGGCAGAAGCACAAATGGTGCTAATCGCATTGCTTGCACTTTCAATTCTGGTTCTTTTTCTTGGATTTATCTTTTAGGCACTGGAAGCTCTGCTTCTTCTAATAGTGGAACAAATTCTAGTTATGTTTATACTGGCGATTCCGACTATACTGCCAACACTTTTGGAAACACAGAAATATACATTGCGAACTATACAAGTGCCACAGACAAAAGCATTTCCGTTGATGCTGTAAACGAAAATAACGCAACAGAAGCCATACAAGTTATACACGCAGTAAAAGCAAGTATGAGTCAGTCAATTACTTCATTGACACTTTCTGGCTCTGCAAATCTTGCTCAATACTCAACCGCATCTCTTTACAAAATCACAGCAGACTAAGAACAGGTAAAATAAAACTATGAGTGAAACACCAGTAAAAGTAATCGTAGACCTAAGCCAGCCGAAGGGTCAGCGTGAGTCAATCGTTCCCCTAACCGCAGAGGAAATCGCAGAGCGTGATGCAATGGCAGCTCAGGCTGCTCAGGACGAGGCAGACCGCCAAGCCGCAGCTGACGCATTGCAGGCTCTCAAGGATTCCGCCAAAGCCAAGCTCATCGCAGGTGACCCACTCACCGCCGAAGAAGCCGACACACTCGTAATCTAGGGAGAACGATGCCAGTAACTAGTGCAGAAGTATCAGTCGGGACTGCGGTCACCGAACTTAGCGGACCCTTCATCAGCTCAAAGCTTGTCTACCTGCAAGACGGTGACTATGACGGAGACACCGTAGTTTATGTAGGCGGATCAGCAGTCACAACAGGAACAGGTGTCAAGCTATCAAAGACGAACACCACAGTATTCCAGACAAACGCAGACGACACTCTCTACGCAATCGCCTCGGCAGATGGCGGTAAGGTGCGAGTCGTCGAGGTCAAGTAGCCTGCTAAAATAGTCGTAACCTACACCACTTTTGTTGCATTGGAGCGTGTGTAGTGAACAACGAAGAAATCCCTACTTGGGCAATCGAGCTG